CTGCTCGTCGCCCTCCGCGGTCTTGCGCTTCTCGATCACGTAATCTTCCTTCAGATCCTTCTGCACCACCTCGCTGACTCCGGTGCGGCTGTTGGTGCGGACCAGATTGTCGCCGACCACCTTGAAGTCGTAGGTGCCGGGATCGAACTGCTTCTGCAGCAGGCCGACCGCGAGCGGTCGCGTGATCGGATTGCGATACAGCGCCGCGATCTGATCGCGATCAACGCCCGCCGCTGCCGCCGGTTGATTGGGGTTCGCCAGATTTTGAACCACGCGCGCCTTGGTCTCATCCTCACCGTCAGCAGCGGTGGCATCAAACGCCATTGCCGTCGGCGCTGCGGTCGGTCGCGACTGGCCGGTCGTGATCTCCGGCGGCAGCCCGAGCTTGCGATTGAAGTCGGCGGCATAGGCGGTCGGCGTGGTACCGAAAGCGTCGGCGGCCCTGCCGTACATGCCGCCTTCACCGCCGAGCCATGCCCGCGCCGCGCCGGTCAATCCGTACTTGCTGGCGTACTCGCCGAACTTGGCGCGCGCCACCTCATCCTGCGCCGCCGGGTTGCGCAAAAATTCCTGTGGCGTCATCTCGCGGCCAAGCGCCTCCCGTGTCCAAGGCCCGACGTTGAAATCCATCACGCCGTAGGCACCGAGCGCGCTTTGTGGTCTGCCGGTTCTTGGGTTTGTGGTGGTGGTGACGTTGGCGTAATTGCCGCTGCTTTCCTTTTGCCGGATGACACCCAGCGCCCTGTCGAGGCCAGCAGGCGAATAGGCGACCGGTTGCTCCGCGGGCGCAGCAGGCGGCTCCACGGGCGCAACAGGCGGCGCGGCTGCTTGAGCCGGTGGGGCTGCTTGAGGCGCTGCAGCCACGTCCGCCGGAGCCGGTACGTCGGGAAACGCATTCGCTGACAACGCTTGAGGCGGCAGCGTGAATGGCGGTGCTGCCTGCCGGGGACCGAAGGTCGGCTGATAGGCGTTTGCTGCTTGAGCCGCTGCCTGCAGCGGCGGAAAGCCTGCCGTCTGCGGACCACCAAATACCGAACCGATGTTCGGTCCCGGCGGCGGCGCTGTGGTCGGCTGGCCCGGCCCCCACGAAGCCTGACCAAGCGGGGTCGGCGAAAAATAACCCGCCATCGGCACAGTCGGAGGTATCGCGGCGGGCGGTGGTGCAACCACGGGCGGCGGCGGCTGCGGCGCGGCCTGCGCTGGCACGGTGCTTGATGACGCCGTGCCCGGTATCTGCTGCTGCTGCGTCTGACCAAGCAGATTGCGGATCAGCCGCTCCGCTTCGTTCTGCTGATATTGCTCGTTGATGATGTCGCCGAGCTTCGACAGCGGCGCAAGATCGATGCGGCTATCGATGTTGGCTCCCGTCGGCCAGTTGATCGGATTGATCGCCATGTCCTGTCCTCAAAACGCCGGGTAGCGGATGCCGCCCATCATTCCCGAACCGGGAGTGCCGCCACCGTAGCCGCCGAAGGTCGCGCCTGTGGATGGCGAACCGCCGCCCGAGAACGCACTGGAGAGACCACTCGAAAGGCCCGCGCCAATCGGGCCGCCCGCAACCATGCCCGCGATTGCAAGCCCGGTGCCGAGCAGGTTCTTCGCGCCGGTCGCCTCGCCCTGCGCCTGCAGGTTGTTGGCACCGACCATGCCTTGAGTGACGTTGCCCGCGACCCCGGTCTGGTTCTGCGCGTATTGCTGCGCGAGGTTCGCCAAATTGGTGTAGCCGCCCGCCTGCCCCTGCGCGGCGCTGCCGATCAGGCCGATGCCGGATTGACCGCTGGCCTGCAGATTATTCAGCCAGTTGTTGTACTGCTGGTTCTGCAGGTTCTGTGAAAACGTCAGCGCGTCGACATCGGTGTTGCCGCTATTGACTTGGCCACGCAATGCTTGAGAGCGGTTGATGCCGGTGAGGCCCGCATCGACCGCCGCCTGATAGCCGGGGTTGTTGACGAAGGATTGTTGCGCCTGCTGTGCCGCGGGCGCTCCGTTGATGCCGAGCGCATTGCGCCAGAGATCGCCACCCATGTTGTACTTGGCACCGAGATCGGCCAGCGGCTGGTAGGCCCCGATGGCTTGACCGAGATTGGCAGTGCCGGTGTTGTAGCCGCCCGTGAGATAACCCTGCGCATCGGTGCCGTACTGCTGCGCCAGCGCGCGGTTCTTGTCGGCAGCTTCCTTTTCAGCGCCACCGCTGAACAGCGTGTCCAAAAATCCAGCCATCAGTTTGCTCCCGGCAGAAATTTTTTCTGCGTAGCGTCCCAGATCAAGACCTGACCATTGGTCAGCGTCGAGACGTTCACCTCAGAGAACAGGTTGAGGAAGGTCTCAATCCGCTTCAGCCTTTCGTACCAGACAGGATCGATCCCGGTCGCGATCTGGATCGGGACGTCCTGTGCGGGAAGATTGATCTTCATCGTAAGCTGTCCGCCTGCATGTCGGCCCCCATGAAGCCGAAGGAAACCGGAGAACTCAATTCGAAGCGCCAGCGCACGCCCTGCACTTCCGCCTGTCCCCAGATCGCCGCGCGCACCCGCTGCGCCGTCAGTGCCTGCTGTCCGATCTTGACGACGCGCGGGCTAGACCAGTCCTGTCCGCCATCGCGCGAGATCGAGATCTCGACCGAAGGATCGGTCTCGACCGGATCGACGCCGGTTGCGACACCGGCACCCTTGGTGAGATGCAGCTCGATGCCGTTGACGCGAACCGGCTTCGGAAACGCACCGAACGGCCCGGTCTCGATCCGCATCCGCAACGGGTTGCCAAATTCGGTCTTGGTATTGCCGTCGAGCACCGCGAGCTGACCGCTGTCGGTGTCGCCGCAGATCCACGTGTTGAACGCCTTGACCGGCAACATGCCGCGCCAGTACTGCTGCAGATAGGAACGCCGCTCGTGCCAAGAGTTGAGCGTGGTGTCGAACTCCCAGCACCAGTTGGTGCCCTTCACCACCACGAAGCCATGGCCCATCGAGACGTAGACCGAAACCTGAATGGCCGCCTTGTTCGGTTCGTTCTCGATCAGGAGATCGAGATCCGGCGTCGAGATCGGCGTCGGCGTGTAGGCCGACAGGGTCGAGACCTTGAAGTCATCGCCGACCAGAAAGATGCCCTTGCCGAAGCCGTCGTCGTGGCCCGCAATGGCATAGGGGCCGACGATGCCGCGCGCAATCGTTGCGACATAGGCGAACGGATAACCGGCCACGCCGACGTTGGGATCGCCGCCCCACACCTCCATCGAGGCATCGCCGCACAGCAGTAATTGACCATTGCCCAGCGGGATCGGACGATAGAGCGCGTCGGGCTTGCTTTCGGCGCTGGCAAAGTCGAGCGTGTTGATCGAGGTCGAGTTGACGCCGGAAGCGGAAGTCTTGCCGTTGCCGTAGCTGAAAATAAAAAATCCCTTGTGAAACACCACGCTGTTCGGCTGTCCGACATCGACGTCGGGATAGGAGACAACGCCCGCGCCCGTAACGACGAAGGCCCCGTCACCCGGTGCCACCACTACCACGTCGGGCGTGGTGGCGTTGTTGCGCGCCCAGAACACCGGAGTCGCACCGGGTAGCGTGCCCGGCAACGCGGTGCCCGCGCCGCCCGCAATGGTGTAGGTGTAGACGGTGTTGTCGATCGCGACATAGATCAGGCCGCCGACCACCAGCGATCCCCGATAGTTGCTGCCGCCGGAAGTGCCCCACGGCTTCAGTCCGGGGACGCGCCAGAACGCATAGGGCTTGCCCGCGTTGTCGGGCAGCTTCTCCGGGAAGCAATTGATCAGGCGGCCTCCCGAGGCCTGCGGCGCTCGTCCCGGTGCGGTCAAAACGGGAAACGGGACGTCGGTCATGTCACCTCTCGTTGCTAGTAATAATTCGTCTGCAGAATTTCGTAGGTCGGGGTCTGCGCGATCAGATAGCGCAGGCGCTGCTCGTGCTGATCGACCACGGTGAGATCGATCGGCGCGTTGGAGAAATCGCTAGCCGCATAAAGCGCCCCCAGCCGCGCGATGGTTTCGAACAGCAGGTTCGGGATCTCGTCGCGGTCAGGCACCACCACGATCTTGGCAATCTCCGACAATACGTCATCGATGCAGCGATCGATGGTGTCGTGCTCGACCGAGC